CATAACCATACATTTTTCTTATAGACTCTAATTGATCTGCAGGTATCTTATCAACAAAGTTATTTATAGTCTCAGCATTTTTTGCAAGAGTATCTATACCTTTTTGAAACCTTTGTTCTGGTGTCATCAAAAAGTTTTGAGCACCAGTTACTATTCCATGTATTCCAGTCATTGCACTTAGTCCTCCAACAGCATCCATTAAACCAGCTCCAAATCCACTTACTGCTGCAAATTCATCTTTTACTGCTTGACGTTTTCCAAACTGATTAAACTCTGTCATAACATTTTTGGCTTCTGCTAAACTCATATTTCCTCCAATTTTGCTTTCATCCATCTATTCTCTACTTTTATATAGAGATAATGTTCATCTTGTTCTTTTACTACCATTCTATCTCCATCTGAACCTTCAAAGTTATTAGGTTTAGTTTTTTTAGAAGTTATATGCGTAGTAAATTGTTGTTTAACATTATCAACTTCTCTATCTAAATCTTTTAATTCACTCAATGCTTCTAATAATGGTTTTTTTTTCACTATCTATACACCTTATCTCTGTATACAATCTGTATATCATTAACTTCAAATCCAGTGTTTACGGCATCTGTAGCCTTCAAGGCTATACCAAAGCTCACTAAGTTCTTAAAAGTGTCAGGAAGGACCAATTTAAGCGTTTTAAAGCTACTTGTGGTGTTCGTTAATGCACCAATATCAGTTAAATCTAATGGTGTATTATCTCTTTTTGTGCCAAATCCTTGTAATGTTATATTTGCTGTTTGTTTACAGTTTATATAGATAGTATTAATGTTTTTATTTACCATAGGAGTACCAAAGTCAAACTCTTTAGACTGCATTATAAGTCCTGTTTTTGTAAAAGTTGTAGGACTATTACTCCATTTTTTTAATTTACCATTACCAGATACTATCTCTAACCAATTTAGATCACCGTTTTCTCTTGTAACAATATTAGTAATATCATTTGTTGTACCTATATCACCAGTTGTCCATGATTCAGATTTAATATCATATAATAATATATTAGCAGGAAAAGTATTAGTATTTACAGTTTGTTTATTTCTAATATATATTTGTTTAGTTTTAGGTATATATCCTATAACATTATTATCATGATAGTATTTTTCTCCCCAATCATCAAACTTTGGTTGTCCATTTTTACCTAAAGTAATATCAACAATTCTTTTACCTGTATAAAGAAAAACTCCATACTTATTAAACCAGGCTACAAATCCTTCACCTTTTGTTACATGATATTCTTTTTCACAACCTTTATAATCATATGCTCCTTCTAAAAATTCTATATTTCTACTAGTGTTCACAATAAATAAATTACGTTTTTTAAATTGTAATAACTTACTACCTAATGACTCTAATCTAATAATGCTATCACCATCTTCAACTTCTACATCTATAAAAGAAGTTTCTGGTATTACATCAAATTTACCAGTTCTAGACTTTAATACTCTATCAGATTTAGTAACAAGATTATTATCTTTATCATAGTACTGTACATTACCAACATACAATCTTCTATTCATTACTGTATGTGTTTTAAATCCTGTGTTAGCTCTACCTATAACAGATGTATCGTCATCTATAAAAGGTTCTGCTGTTGATAAACTTGTTACTATTTTACCATCTCCTGTAGTATCTGTAGCATTTGCAAAAAAATTAGTAGGAAACATAAAATTATGTTTACTATTTGCTTCTATAACACCAAAATCACTATAGTCATTACTGCCAGCCATTCTTATTCCCTCTTCAAAATCAACTTCACAGAATAAGTATTTTGCAGATACTGATCCAGTATGTCTATCTGTTCCCTCTACAAAATCATTAATTAATCCCCAATATATTTTTATACCACAATAGTTATGAGCTTTATCGCCCATCCTTCCAATCAAAGCAAATCTTAATTTTTGTTGTATATTATCAGAACTTGCATTTTGTGGTGCAATTCCTAAAAATGTTGTGTTAGATTCTTGTTCTGATGTAGTGTTATAATTCTTATAAACTTTAGTAGCCCAAAAACCATATCTACTTTCTTGTGTTAATGTAATCGTAGAATCGTTATCGTCGTTATTATTGTTAGGAAAATAAGCTATAAATGCCATAGAACCATCTCCATCAATATCATAAGCATTACTAGAAAAAGTTTCATAATTATCTAATTCTAATTCTAACCAATCCTGCATGCTTTGATATTGAAACTCTGTTCCGTTTATACTAGCTAACACATTTGCTCTTGGCATATAAACCTCACTACCAAACTCTGGTTTAAATAAATTAATATTTTGATTGTTAGCATCTGGAGTAGCATGATTATACAAGGCATCTACATCATAACTATATGGAGCAGCTGCACTACCACCACGAATAGGTGCTACAAACATATCTACAACCTTGTATGTACCTGTAGTTAAAACACTTCTGATAGCTTCTGTAGTACCAGTTCCTAACGTTCTTGTATATTTATAATATGCTAAAGTTTTAGCTTGATTATTTGCACTACCATAATGAGGAACTACCCTAACTACACCATCAATAGTATACATATTTAACAAGGCATTGTCACTACCATAATCTATATCAAAAGCAGAAGATTCTAAAACATGTCCGTTTCCAGATAGATCTAATGCAACAACTTTTGTATTTGGTTTATCATGTATAAATAAATATTCTGTTTCAGATACAGTTTCAGCACCACTTAAATTTCTATCAAAGTTTGTATTATGTATTCCATTTCCATAGTTTACAGAACTTAAAGAATTTAAAGCGTTAGCTGTTAAATTTTCAGCTCCATTACCTATCAATTTAATTTTACCAGGTACTTCATTATCTAAATTTAACAGTAATTGAAACTCATTATCCATTAAATCTCTTGGTGATGTATTATTATTAAGACCACCACTAAAGTTTGTAATGTTAATTGTTTTCTTAGGCATTTGCTTTTTTCCTAAGTTGTGTACAAAATACATTACCTCTAGTAATTTCATCCATAGATACAGGCTTTACTTTCTTTTTAGACTTTGTTTTTAAAGAATACTTTCTTCTACTATCATTTATAGAAGTTCCTTTAAATTCTTGTCCCTTGCCAGTCGATGTATTAAATATTCCCATCTATTATCTCTCCCCACAAAGATGTTTTACCATCTATTATTTCCACTACTTCAACTTTAAATTCACCATTGTTATACCAATCAACAACAGCAAACGCATGACCCCAGTTATGTAATCTACCTTTGAGCCATTTATTTTGTTCATGTGACATATCTTTTAAACAACCCATAGACCAAGCACCAATATTACCATTAAGCTTTGTCAGTGTATGTCTCTGTATATCATGTGTATGTCCATACATCACATTTTCTCCATAGGTTTCTAAATGTTTCTTTGCATGGTATGTTGTAGCAAATGCTCCATGAAAGAATGTTAGCTTTCCTATTTGTATTGGTAGGTTATATTCGGTATATTTGTATCCTCTTTCTTTTATTTTACACGCTTTAAAAAAGCTGTAATTACTAAGATAGGGATACTTGTTAGAAAAATTATCCAACCAGAGATCGTGATTGCCTTGTAATAAATATTTCTTTTTACATTTGACTTCATCCAAAACCTCATCCCAAATATCTAACCCTTCATTAACCAATCGTATATCTTCATTAACAATAGGTAATTGAAACTCAAGTGGTGGTAGTTTTTTATCTTTATATCTCCACGCAGATACTGACTCCCACTCACCAACATCCCCAAGATTAACAAATACATCTGGTTTTATTTTACGTATAGCTTTCACTACACAATTTACTGCAGCTTTATCATGTAAAGGATAATGCTGGTCTGGTACTATAATACCACGTTGCTTAAGTTTCAATGGTACCTCCTATTTTTTATCTAAGGCTTTTTTAACTTCAGCCCATAGTTTGTC